CGAGTACGATCGGCGCATCGCTGTCGGTGTAGTCCAGGCAGGCAGTGCCGAAGGTCACGGTGACCTTGCCGTCGCTCGGGATGTCCATGGCAAACGTCGGGATGTGCACGCCCTTGAACAGGGAGTAGACACCAACGTCCATGTAGTTTTTGGCGATGCTAAAGGTGTGGCGCACGTCGCCCACGGTCAGCACGTTGCCGGTCCAGGCGCCGTAGAAAGCGGCCTCCAGCAGCTTGTCGAAGCTGCCATAGGACAGTTCGGCCGTCAGGTCGCCGCCGATATCGGTACTGGTTACGACGGAGCCTTGGCTGATGCGCGAGTCGGTGATCTCGTCGCTGGTCGCCGTATTGACGGTCGGGGTCATAGCATTACCGGTCAGCCGTAGCGTGTCCCAGGTGCCGGAGCCGGGAGTAACGCCGGGCGTCACCTCGGGGATGATGTAACTTGTGACTTTGGCGCCGCTCGACATAGTGAGTCTCCAGATTGCAGGCATAAAAAAACCCGCTCATGGCGGGGTTGTGACTAGCCCAATGGGCTGGTTACTTGCGGTTTAGCGCAGCAGCTGCGTCGATAGCGCCCTTGATGGCAAGAGCTTCGAGCGCTAGGCTACCAATTCGTGTTTCCAGGGCTCCAATGCGCGAGCTGATCGCCTCATCTGCTGATGCTCTGGCGCTGGCCTCTGTCGCGATCACAGCATCGCCGACGCCAACACCGATGCCAGCACAGTAAAGTCGACCATCCTGTCGACGCTCCATCTTGACGGCCCATTTGGCTGAATCAACCAAAAATTGGCTTTCGATAGTGTGCTTGTCGCCGATCATGCCGTCCTTGATGAACGCCTCATTCATGTAGGTCACGCCGTCAACAATGATAAATGTCTTTGGCTCAGGGGTGCTTCTGTCCAGTCCGCCGTCACAGATCACGCCGGAGACCTCTAATCTCCCGCTGCCCAGGTGTAGTTTCCAGCCAGAGACGCCGGACACGTAGTTTTTGCTTTGCATTGATTCCCCTCAGCCGGCTCGAAACCGGATATTGACGTTGATCTGATAGAAGCCTTCGAACTCGCCGGCCGGGATCTGGCTCACCTCCATGCATTCGAGGTCGCCCGATTGCCAGTAGGCAAAGTGCGCTTCGAGCTGATCCGACAGGACGTTGAGCGCCTTGGTGCCGGTGCCGAGCCTGGCGAAGCATTGGATGCTGATCTGGCCGGGCTTGCGGGTGTACGGCTTGTTAGCCATGCCAGCCATGAAGGCCGTGGCGTGCTGGATGTTCAGTCGGCACCATAGGCCGTCAGCCGGCGGCGTGAAGGTCGGGGTGTTCGGGTAGTCGATGCTGGCTTGCGGCAGGCCGGCAAAGGCGACCATGCGCGCCGTGATCAGCTTGCGGATGTCTTCATAGGTCATCGGTAGGCCTCTGATACGCCGATCCAGGCCAGGTCGTAGACGCCGCCCGGAGCCTGGGTCGAATGACCGAGTTCGAGCATTTCGCCGTAAGGGCTGTTCGTCTGGATGTAGATCACGGGGTAATTCCCTGACGCCTTGATCATCATCGCGCCCTTGTTGATGGTGTCGCGGCCTGACGGATCGACGTTTTCGACGACTGTGAAGTCAGGCGAACCCACAGATACGATGTGACTACCGCGGAACGTCCCGCCGATGTAGCCCTTGCCGGCGGCCTTGGCATCGACAAAGAAGTTCTCCTTTCGCTCACGCTGGGTCAGCTTCTTGAATTGCTTCTTGCCGGTGTTGGTCGCGTTGCGGGTGTCGACGTTGGCGTCATAGGCATCAGCCAGGGCCGTGTTCTGCGCCCGAAGCTCGGTGTTGGCCTTCCACAAATCCGGGTTACCCACGGGCGAGCGGTTGACGACTTCGGTCAGCATGGCCATGGCGATCACGCGCACATGCTGCGTCACGTCCTCGTCGATCTGGTCGGCGAAGTCGCGCAGGCTATGGCTCCATCCGGCTTTGGCGTTCATTTACGTCTTCCTCAGCTGGATCTCGTAATGGGCGCCGGCCGGGTCGACCTGGACATTGATCACGCTGAAACCGTTGATCGTGTGGCCTACGGCAGGCGTGCCGGTCGTTTCGTTGGTGAGCGCGATCAGCAGCTGGTCGGTCGCGAGGATGTTGATTCCGTCCACGGCCTGCGACTTGAAGGCGTCCATCACGCCGCGACCGGTGTAGGCAATAACTACCGGGTCGGTGCTGGTTTCCTCGACCGGGTCCCACGTACCAGGCAGCGTAATGCCGCCACTGAACGGCACAACGGCATCGGCCAGGTCAGTGTCGAACGCCTCAGCCAGATCGGCCTGGATCTCTTCGCGCATTCCCATGGGTCACCTGTACACGTCGAAGCCGAAGGACGACCGAAGCCAAGGGTTCAGTAGCGCCAGAGCGAACTGAATGCCATCGGCCTGGGCCTTGGTAGAACTGGAATCGATCGTGCCGAACGTCTTCGAGGTCGTTACCGATCCCGCCTTGACGGTCTTGGCCTCCAGCGAGCCTGACGACTGCTGCTGGTACAGGACGCCATCGGCTGCACACTTGGCCAGCTCTGCGCCTGCCTGCTTGACCTCTTCAGGGATTGCGTCCATGTCGACGCCGGAGAGGTTCAGCGAGGTCAGATAGGCATTGGCCTGCATGACCGCACGCGCCTTCTTGTCCTCAGTGGTCCATGCCGCGCCGAGGATAGCGTCTACGTCTGCCACGGTGATGTAGGTTGCCATCTGGCCTCCGCTTGAATTGGTGGGGCCGTAGCCCCGGTGTTACGCCTTGGCGTCAGGCTTGGCCTTCACGGCTTTCTCGATGCGCTCGGCCTCGGCCTTCTTCAGCGCCTCGACCTCTTCCTGCAGGGCGTTACGCTCCTGGGCGAGCTGATCACGACTGCCTGCCAGTTCGGTCATGCCGGCGTGGATCTTGGTCAGCACGTCGAACAGGCGCAGTGCCAGTTCGCCGCCTTCCGGGCGTTCAAGGGTGCCAGCTTCCAGGCCAGTAACCAGCACGCCAGCGGCGGCCAGATCAGCACGCAGCTGCTCGATCTCGTCCTGAGACAGGCCGGCATCAGCCACCACGACTACAGGCAGCTCTTTCAGCTTCACCTTCGGAGGCTTCTCGCATTCACCCTCGCGACTCTCGGTCACGTTGGCGTCGACGATGTGCAGGCCTGCCTTCTTGGCGATGGCCTTCACGTCGTCTTCGTATCGGTGAAACGGGCCCGGCAGATACCAGATGTTCTTATCGGACATGCTTAATCCTCAGCCGCGCCAGGCTGCCCCGGCGCGGTATTTAGTGGGTTACTTGGAAGCATCACCGATCAGAGCGACACCGGCGGTGTGCTTGATGCTGGTAGCGGTCTTGTCCCAGTTGGTACCGGTCGCCAGTTCGGCGTCGGTTGGGGACTTGCCACCGGCGGTGACATCCCAGGTGTAACCCTTCAGGCCCAGGCCGAAGGTGTAATCGACCTGGATGGTGGTCTCGATGCGCTCCTTGCCGTTGGTGGTGTCGACGTTCGAGATCTGGTCGCGAGCGTCGTGAACCAGAGCAGCGCCCGACGCCAGGGACAGGATGATCTCCTTGTTCGGCGTGCCAGCTTGAGCCAGCGCCGGAGCGTCGGTTACGACGGAGACCTTGCCGAGGATGTCGACGACGCGGACGTTACCGGCCTGGAACAGGTTCTGAGCGTTGGCCAGGTTCTGGCCCACCAGCTTGTGGTACGTGGTGCCCTGCATGATCTGGGCGACCAGGTTCTGCGAGGCGTCGCCGAACTTGGCGTGAGCGTTGTTCAGGGCAGCCTGGCTGATGCCCAAGGTTGCCGACACGTCGTTGACTGCGGACGCCTGAGCGGTGATCGCAGCCACCAGAGCAGCGATGGCAGTGTTCAGCTGGTCTTTCAGCAGGATCTCGGCGAAGGCGCGCGAGGCGACCTCGATACCCTGCACGGTTGGGCGCTGTAGCCAGGTCATTTGCGACGGCTCGTAGCGGATCGGACCGAAGCCGCCGGCGACCTTCACAGTCGCGTTTTTCAGCTCGGTCAGGTCAGTGACAGCTGCTGCACCGTTGGCAGCGTAGCGATCGACGCGGCGCTGGGCAGCGGCCAGAGTCTGGAAGAACGACTCCTGCAGGAAGTCACCGGTGAAGCCGTCCGGCGACAGGATGATCGCGCCATTGCTGGCAGCGTTGAACGCAGCGGTCATCTGGTCCAGGGATTCCAGCGCGGCCGGCATGATGTATTCGTTGAACACTTGCATTTGAGACAGGGACATAAAGTCAATCCTTTACTTGAGGGGGAGGTCTGGGTACTTGCTTGCGATCGCTTTAGTGCGCTCGTCTTTGTTGCCGCCGATGTTGCCTTGTGCGGCCCCGCCGCCTTTACCTGCACCGCCGGCCCCGCCGCCAGATGCTTTGCTACCAGCGATCAGCGGACCGAAGGCCGGATCGTTGGTGAATTCTGCTTTCAGCTCGTCCAGCGTTGACGCCGAGAGCTTGCCGGAGGCGTCCAGCACGACGACGGTGGGCTTACCGTCGCGCTGCTCGACGCTCAGCCGGCGTTCGATATGGGGGAGCAATGCCTTGGCGCTGCCGGGAATGGCCAGAGTGGTGGCGATATCGGTAGCGGTGCGGCCTACAGTCAGATCCCGGATCTGGCCTTGCAGGGCGCTGTTCGTGCTTTCCAGCTGGCCGGACAGTTCCGCTTCACGGCGGGCGTACTTCTCGGACCAGGACTTCTCCAGTTCCTCGACGTTGCCGGACTTGCGGGCCGCCTCTTCGCGCTCGGTGCGCGCCGCCTCTTCAGCTTCGCGACGGGCCTTTTCGGCCGCTTTCTTCTCGCTCAGCAGTTCCTCGACCTTCGACTTCAGGCCGCTCACGTCTTCAGGTTGCGGCAGGCCTTCGATGTTCAGGACGTACTTTCCGCCCTTCTCGACGTACATGGTCTGGATGGCTTCGTCGACGCCTTCGAGGGTGTCCAAGGTGAATTTCAAGGTCATTGCTGTCTCCCAGAGACTTGGTGCAGGCCCTGCCTGCGGAATTGAGGCCAGTTATGAGGCTGGCCGGTGACTTGTTAGAGACCCGCACGCTCGAAAGCAGCGGCCTCTTTTTCGCGCAACTGAGCAAGGGTTAACGTCTTGCCGTTGTCGTCCACGAACTTATCCAGGGTTAACTCGCCCTTCGCGAAAAGCTCATAACGATTCGGCCCCAGCACGTCGCGCTGAAACGATGCAGGCTGGCGTGATAGCCATTCCTGATAGGTGGTCTTGCTCGGCACCAGCTCAACCCCGTTCGGCCCTACAGAGGGGCGTGTGGAGCCTTTGATCTCTCTGGCGTATTCAGCCTTGAGCACTGGAACGGTCGAAGTCCTGCAATTCCAGTGGAATGGAGGCTTTGGCGCGTCGAACGGGAACACCTTTTGATCCACCTGACGGCAGAACGGGGATGTTTTACCGTCCAGAGTGGCAATCGCTCGCCACCCTTCGAGGATGTCGTCGTTCGCCTTCAGCGCTTCCATGCGAGCCGTCGACGCGACATGGTTGGTCATGGTGCGAACCAATGCCGACGCCTGATCCTGCTGCATCTGGTGAACGCTGGTGAGGCGCCCGCCAATCTGCTGGCTGGTCTCGCCCAGGGCAGAGCCAATCTGGATCTCGCCGATGATCTCGGCGGCCTTCTTGGTTCCGAACTGGTCAAGCGCGCCGCTGATGCTGATCCGTTGCAGGCCCTTGCGCGCCTCCAGTTCCAATGGGTCGGCCAGTGCAGCCGCGGCGACCATTTCGGGCGCCGGGACATTGAACTGGACAACCGCCTTGACCGCCTTTCCGAGCATGGTCGCGTTGAATTCGGCCTCATAGGCGCCGAAGTCGGTCAGATCCATCACGACCTGACCCTTCATGTCGCCGTAGATGGCTGCCAGATCGCCGGACAGCGCGTCAATCTGCGAGGCGTACCGCTTGGTGCCGTATGCGCTCAATCCAGCCGCTACGCGCTCCTTGGCGGTACTGATCGCCCTACTGATGAACTTGGCTGCCCGCTTCAGGTTACCGCCGGCATAGCGCTGGACGTAGATCTGGTGACGGGTTGCCGCGTCAGCCAGGAACCCTTCGGCGCTCATACATCGCTACCGACCACCGGAGCGGCCGCCTCGATGTCTGCGTCGATATCGTCGTCGGTGCGATCAGCCTCGATCGCGCCGGACTGGCGTAGGCTGGTGCGCAAGTCTTTCTTGGCTGTGACGCCCAACTGCCAGAGCTGGACCCGAGCCAGGATGTCCTGAGCGGTCATTGTCTCGTCGAAGAACTCTTGGTTGAGCCAGAACACGGTGTCCTTCTCGTTCGGCTCGCCGATCATGAAGCGCTCAGCGTCCAGGATGGCCCGCTTCAGCGCCTCGGAGACGTTGCCGGCTACGGTACTCAGGATCGAATTGTCTGAGCTGTACCGGAGGCGCGCAGCCTCGGCCGTTTCGTTGCCGCCCGCCTTAAGCACGATGCGGGCGCCGATCATGATCATCTGCTCTTGCTTATCGCGCATCAGCTCAAGGGAGAGCTGGGTCTCCTTGGCTTGCACCAGCGTGGCGCTGCCGGACTTGCCGAGGTTGTAACCACGGCGACTGCCGACGCGCATCCCGTTCGGATTGAGCCTGATGAACTCATCCGGCGTAATGTCCGTGGTCAGGAACAGCGTCGGCTGACTGCTGATGAATCCAGCCTCTTCCACCGTGGCCGAGTTGCCATAGTGCAGGATGTTCACGTCGGCCAGGTCTTCCAGCGGCGACTTGTCGATGTCGGCGTCGTTGTTCTCGGAGCCGAAGAAGCTGAACGGGATGTGATCGAAGGGCTGGCCATCCTTGTCGGTCGGCATGCTGTCGGTCGGATTCGGGTCGCTTTCCTTGTACAGGCGCTGTACGTATCGCCCATCGATCAGTAGCAGGACGCGATTCTGCTTTTCCGTGTCACGGGACAGCTGAGCAGCATCGAACACCGACACGCACTCAGCCAGGTTGACATAGACAAGGCGCTTCACGCCGTCGATGACCTGCTCGTCCCAGTCGATGATCGACTCGGCGTCGTAGAAGTGGATCAGAGCCTTCTGCTTCGCCGCATCCGCCATGGATGAAACGCCGCTGGCTGCCTCGACCTTCGGATAATCGACAAGGAAGCCGCCGCGCCCGGTGTCCAGGCACTCGCCGACAGCCTTCTTCGACAGCTGCTCAAGGCTGGTGCCGTCGCCGCTGGCGTTCTCTTGCAGATATTCAACTTCGGTCGGCAGCGTGAGCTCGGCAGTCTTGCGGAACACGGCGCCCAGCAGGCCGGCCCGAGTACGCCCGGTAACGTTGAGGAACATCGCCCGCTTCTTGAGCTGCTTGTACCGCTCCAGGTTCTCCGGCGAATTGTCCGTAGGGTCAGGCTTTGGTAGGTATTCGTCGTACTTGCGTACCTCGCGCGCGCCCTTGACGCATCGCTTCACCAGACGCCAGCCAGGCAAGGCGTCGGCATATTCCTGCCGGGTGTCGCTGTAATTCGCCATGGATGGCCTCAGAAGGTGAATGTGACGGGGATTTCGGTCATGGTCTTGCGCTTGGTCTGGGAGACCGCGAAGTAACGCCAGGCGTCCGCGCCGTGAGACGTGCCGTCGTGCAATGGCTTGTCTTTCCAGCACCCGCGCTTGTCGTCCCACTCCTTGCGATAGCCCTCAAGATGGGTGATGCCTTCGTCGCACTTTTCTTCATCGAACACGCAACGCGGAAGGATCTCGCGAGCCGCCTCGATGCCGTCATCGACACCGATCTTTGGCACGACCGTGAATGTCAGGCTGTAACGCTGGCCGTCGATCTCGTAGCCTTCCTGGGCGATTTCCTTGCGCGTCTTGGCATCGCTACCGAACTCGCGGTTCTCGATGTCGTGCGGCCCCCAGTGCTCGGAATAGGTGTAACCCTTATCCTTGAGCACCTTCATGTAGTGACGCAGGCCTTCGCCGCTGTTCTCGTAGTAGTCGATGACGTGGTATTCGGTACCGACCTGACGCACGAACCAGATGGCCGTGGAGTCGCCGACACCGATGTCCCAGATCGTCATGACCGGCAGGTGCGAATTGTCCGGCAGCTTGCCGATGCGTCCTGCCGCGTAAAGCTTGGTGAACTGCTGGGCGTAGTAGGCGCCCTCTACCGATTGCTGGAAGGCTTCGACAGGGATCGACGGATACTCGCGCTTCATGTCATCGCCGAGGGTCTTCTCCTTGGCGGTGTACCAGGCGCGCTGCCCGGGGTTCGTCTGAATGCCGTGCTTGGCCTCCAGGTCGTTGAAATAGTCAGTCAGGCGCTGCGGGATAACCGCCGTCGCCGGGTCCAGCCAGTACAGCGGGTTACGCCACCAGCTGAAGAAGAAGAATTTCCAGTCGAGCAGGCCCAGTGGAGTGCCGGACAGTTGCTGCTTCTCGGCGCTCTGCGAGTAGTCGAAGAAGTAACCGGCCCGACCCTCTGCCGTCGATTCGATAGTGACAAAGCAATCTGCTGCCACCGCCTCGAAGGCGCCAGTGACGATCTCCCGCGCCTTGTGCGGATACTTGGCGCAGATCTTCCCGAACTCGGAAACGTGCAGGTAGCGCAGCGTGCCGCCCCGGAAGGACGTACTGACGTAGAGCGAGCCGCCTTTGCTGAATACCAGCTCGCCCGCTGCGTCATTGCGTGCCGGGTTGGCTGCCTTGATCTCAGCAGGCAGGTTGTCGTATGCATACTTGATCTTCTCCCGGAACAGGCGCTTAGCGTCCGTCAGGGTGTGAGCGATCAGTGCGCACTTGGCTGCCTCGAACAGCGCAGCATCCAGCTGGACGATGCAGACCAGAGTCGTGAACCCCAGCTGACGCGCCTTGAGGATGATGTTCCGGGTGTGCATGCCCTGGAAGTAGTCGATCTGCTCCTGCGTCATGCGGAAGCGGACTTTCTTACCGTTTTTGTCGGTAATCCAGTACAAATTATTCAGGCGGAAGAACCGATCCCGGAGCAGCGCTTTGTGCTCGGGCTTCATCGGTTACGCTTCCTTCGATAGCTCGTCCATCAGGTCGGACAGGTCGGTGACAGTCTTGCTGCCTTCGTCGGTGTCGAGGTTGTAGGCCTGGCGCTCGCCTTTGATGACCTTCAGTTGAGCATCGACGCCGGCATTCAGTGCGCGAGAGAAGTCGCCGATGTTCTCTGCAACCACTGGCAGATCCTCCAGAGCAGTGCACAGCTTGTCGGCAATCCCTCTCCATCTGGCCAGGCCAGACATATGAGAAAGAATTACGTCAGCGCCCTGCGTAGACTTCGCATCGACAATCTCTGCATCGGTGACCACTTTCGACTGGTCACCGATGCTGGTCACCGCTCTGGTCACCTTGTCCCTAACCGCGGCTTTCACCTTGCTCGTCAGGTCTTGCTGCCAGCCTTCTTTCTTGGCTCGCTTCATGATCGTGTTGTGCGCTACGCCGTGCTGGCCGGCTATTGCACGGATGGAAAGCAATCCAGCTCGATACGAGGCTTCGATCGCCTCCCAGTCGGGCTGCTTGTCTGCCATGTGAATTCCTTGGTGTTGGTATCTCGTCAGCGCACTCAGCGAATGCGCTCAGGGGATACGGTCATGCATTGATGGTCAGCGTGCGGATCTTTCCGCCAGTGCAGCTGTCACGCTTCATGGCCATCTCGACGGCTTGATAGGCAGATGCGCCCATGTCCATTGCGGTGTAAGCGTGATCGGAGCCACTGCCAATCGAATATGGCCGATCAAGCAACACCTGGCTTCTCTCAATGCCGTCATCGTCGCCGTGACTGATGTACCAGACCTCGCCATCGACCACTACCAGTGCATCCGCGCTTACACATGTCTGAGGCTCACCGAAATAGGCGTCGATCAGCTTGCTCATGCAGGCCGTGCTTCCGCAGATGACGAACCTTGCGCCGTCACGCTCTACACACTTCTCGAAGTCGTCGTAAACGATGGTGCCGGTGCTGGTTGTTGCTCGACCGTCATAGGCGATCACGCCGTCTTTGTAGGCAATGGTCGTCATGCCAGCAGCCCGACTATGTGCGAACCGATCCAGATAGAGCCCTCGATCACCGCCCAGCCAACTACGGCCGAGACGATGGCGAGCACGGTGAAAATGCGCTCAAGTTTGAAGTCCATACCTTTACCCCTTCGATCCGCGCCACGATTAGCGCATTGTCTTTTCGTAGCGCGAGACAATCAGATCTCGCCCTTCGCCAACCTCTGCCGTCGATCCAGCTTGCGAATCCCGTACAGGACGCCACACGCCAGAATGACTAGGAACCCCAGCCATAAATGGATCAGAATGTCGGCGTCCATGTCATTTGCTCTTGCTGCGAACGATCTGCGCATCCACTTGGTCAGCGCAGGTGTCGAGCAGATTGATGGCCTTATCCTTCAGTTCCCAAAGGTCACCGTTGAGGCGCATGTCGTAGCTCTCTACGTCTGCGCGCTCACACGGGATCAGCTCGGGGGCTTCAATTCGTATTGCGCTGGTCTTTGTCACTACCGGGGGATTTCCCGCGCAGCCCATCAGGGAGAGGCTGAGCAGCCCAATCGCGTACAGGCTTGCTGGTGCGCTTGAGGGTTTCAAAGTCTTTCCTTGCCTTCTCGGCTTTCTTTTCGCTGGCATTGATCCGATTGCTCAGGTCTTTTAGGTAGTCAGCGTTGCGCTGGGCTTCGGCGCGCAGGGTGGTGATCGTTGCCTGGCTTTCGGCGTTCGCCTGGATGGCGTCTTCCTTGCTCTTGGCCTCGATCGTTACCTGGCCCTGGAGTGCGATCACCTGGTAGCGCTGGATACCCAGCAGCAAGATGGCAACCAGCACGATGATGGCGGCAGCGGCGAATGCCTTCATAGCGTGTCCGCCTTACGACCAATGAAGCGGATCACGATCTCGCGGATAGCTGTCACACCGAGGAAGCCAATGGCTCCACCGGCAGCGACTGAAAGATTCGATGGCCACTCCATCCAGGCGATAACGCTACTGGCCGACAGGCTCAACCCCCCGCAGATCAGCGCTTCGAAGATGATTCGGCGCTTGCTGGTTTCTTTTGCGTCGTACAGCACGCGAAGGAGGGAAATGAGGATCGCCATGATTGCGCCCTGTAGGAGCGGATTGCTCATTGCCTCCCAGAACTTGGCCCAGCTCTCAGGTCTGTCTGGCATGGTGAGCATCCGGTGATCTCCCTGTTAGGGAGCAGTAATAGGTCCGGCACTCCACGCATATCTCGTCCGCTCGGAGCAAGGACGGTTGCATGGGTGCCGAATACGAGAAAGCCCCGCACGATGGCGAGGCTCTTTAGTGGTTATGCAGATGTCAGGGGCTGACGAGTCGTCCCCTTTCCAGGCGTTATGACCTTGCGGGCTTTCAACATGCACCGCTTCCGTATCCTGGCACCGATGTGTAGTTGGCCATTACTGGGCTTCATCTGCATTGGGGTGCCAGCTCAATCAACATTCCGCGAGGGGTGAGCGCTTCCTGTCGATCGAGCTGGCATTCCGATGTAGACGATTTGAACTATGGCAATTTTTGCCCGTGTTCGAACTACCGAGGATTTCTAGGTAGTTGCCCCGCATCGGCGGGGACTTATCTCGGTGCTTTATGGTCCCTTGCGAGGGACTGTATTAAAACCCTGAACGAAGAAATCTCAGGATGACGTAATAGTCTCTCACTTTCTCACACTAGTCAACCTCGATTCGTGACGCTCTTGCAAAATCACCATGCAATCTATCCGCAGCTCGCGCATATGCTGCTGCCGCCTCAACGACAGTTGGAAAATACCCAAGAATCGTTCGCTCTCCCCTTACGCAGATAGCAGCCTTAAACTTCTTGATGGCCTTCACCCAGCTGACCCCCTTGATTCCGGTGGTCGAGTCCGACCGAGGCCCGGCGTTGAATTGATTCTGTGACGCGGTCGCGAGCCTGAGATTGCAGATCCTATTGTCTGACTTGTCCCGATTGATGTGGTCAACGTCCAGCTCTGGCATTACTCCGTGAACGTACAGCCATGCCAGCCGGTGATTCGCATACGGATGCTTGTCGCAGGTGGTTCTGAGATATCCCTTATTGAGGCAGCCGGTGACAGAACCAGCCGCCCGATTTCCTTTGGCGAAGTTCCTGGTAAACACACCAGTTTCAGGATTGTACGTAAGTAGTTCTTTGAGGCGCTCTTGTGTGAGCATTGTTCGATCTCCTGGTCAGGGATGGTCTGAATGGATGCGGCAGGCAGTGACTAACTGCTTTTCGGGTGCCCCCTAGCCGCAAGCGAATAGTTTATCAGGATTTACGCGACACGGTCCCCAGCAAGAGACTCTATATCTAAGATTTCTTGAGCCGCTGACAGCGCCTCGTTCACTTTGTCTTCCAGGGCCTTGCGGATGCCAGAGCGCCATCTGTATCGGGTCGACTCTGGCTTTCCATCATTCCCCCAGTTTGCAAGGTCATACCAAGCGGCCGGCAGGACATTGGTCGAACGTTTGCCCTCGGCGCCTTCAGGCTGCGGGAATGCCCAGGTCAGCACGGCGCAATCGCGGAACTTCTGTGGGGCAGGAGACTTGACCGACTTGCTCAGCGCCAGGATGGCAGCGTGCTTTCGCTCCTGATGCGTCGAGAACTTCGCTACTATGGCGTCCCAGTGGTCAGCGCTCAGCCCCTTATGCAGCCGACTGAACACCCAGCAGTCAGTCAGGAATGCTTCCTCCTTCCCGACAATCGCCCCCTTCTGCTTGGCGCACTGAACCTTCGGCTCGAAGTCCTGGCCACCGGTGCCGCTCATGGTTTCAGCTGCCAGCGCCCGGACGACTGCTGCGATTACGCTTCTGTAGATCATCTATCACCCCTGATATTTACTGATGCGGCCCCGTACAGCTCCGCCCTTGGTTGTTGTTTCACACCGAATAAACAGCGCGG